CTTTGAGTTTGTAGTGACTACTTACTTGTTCAACTCTGTAGTGCGTGTTCTCGACAGCCGTGTTCCTATTAAGTCAGCCCAACTACTGACACCACAAAACTATACCCCGTCTGGTGGCACTGCCCTCTATGACGCTGTGGGTAAAGCACTTTACGACTTTGGGCCTAAGGAAGATGTGCTGCTGTACATCGACACAGACGGTTATGAAAACTCAAGCATCAACTTCAATCACGGAACGTTGACTAAGTTAATCAGTGAGCGAACAGCTGTTGGCTGGGATATTAGCTTCATTGGTGCAGACCTGAGTGTTGCTGACGTTTCAACCATGGCCAATGACATTGGTATTGCTAAGTTCTTTGCCTTTGACAAGACTTCTAGCGGCTACAAAGCCAGGGCAGGAGTTGTCTCGGCTAACACTGCTACTTACCTCTCAACAAAAGGAACCTGAAATGGACTTTGCTAAACTTAAATCTGTCTGGGAAGATCTCCTGATTGTGGTTAGTCATATTGACGACTTCAAACAAGAATGGGATCACATTCAAGCAATTATCGATGATATCAAAACTCGAGTTGCTGCGAACGATGCTGCTGACAAATGAAGGTAGCTGACTTTAAAACCTGGGTTGAAGACTTTAAGTCTAAGACCAACTACAAAACCCTGCTTAACTCTCACGAGTTGGCTGTTCTGTTCGAAACTATTGACAGTCTTGAAGTGCCTGCAGCACCCAAGGCTCCTAAATAAACTAGAAGCGCCTACTTCTAGACTTGAAATTATTGTTGTACCTTAATTTCCAACCTAACCTATTGCTGTGCAAAGGAAACACTAATGACTGAAGACACTGATGATAACCTCGATGATGGGGTTGACAATGAGAATTCTGGAGAAGCCGCCACTGGTGGTGAACGCTCCGAGGAATTTAACCGCATGGTTGAAGAAGCCGCTAACGCCAAACTGGCGCGTATGAAGGCCAACCAAGATGCGATGAGTAAAAAGCTTGAAGCTGAGACGAAGGCTCGTGTTCGTGCTGAGAAAGCTGCTGCTGATGTTCAGCGAGCTGCCCTCAAGGCCGATGGAAAAGAGCTTGAAGCTGCCAACATGCGAATTGCTGAACTAGAAGAAGAGTTGAAAATGACTTCAACGAAACTAGTGTCAGTTACGCGAGATCGTGAACTTGAGACTGCTCTCAGTTCGCTCGAATTCCGTACTAACTTTGCCAAGATCAGCGCTACGGACCTGATCGCAAAAGATCTGATTCAAGATACTGACGGTGCCTGGGTGCACAAGTCTGGTGCCTCGATTCAAGACTACATTAAAACTCTTCCTAAGAACGATGAGTTTCGAGATACCTTCCTTAAGTCGAAGGATAACCAAGGTACTGGTGCCCCTACTAACAAGACAACTGCTAAAGATAAAGCTCCCAAGTCTTTCATCGGAATGAGTTCCGAAGAACTACTGGCCTGGGCGGCTAAACAGACTGCTTTGTCTGGTAATTAAGGCGACCAGTCAACACACTATAAGGTACAACAAAAACTATGGCTATTAACCACACTCTTTTTCAGAACGTGGCTCTCGCAATTTCTGCCTACGCTCAAGAGCGCTGGACGCAAGAGCAACGCATTAACTCCACGGGCCTTGTGACTTCCGGTAACGGCATTGACACGACCGGGGAATCCTTCATCGGTCAGCTCCGCTGGTTCAAACCAGTGCAGGGCGTCTTTAACCAGCCCGTAATCGGTACGGCTACTGCTGGGTCCTACTCGACCATGTCGACCTCGATCCTGAACTACATCAAGAACGTTCGTACGCTCGGTGTGCAGGAAGAAAACATTCAATCGATCATCAGCCGCCAAGAAGGTATTCCCTACGTGGCTGGCCAGTTCGCTCAAAACCGCGCTCAGGACGAACACGCTGCTGTTCTGTCTACGCTCAAGGGTGTTGCTGCGTACGAGAAGTCGATTGCTAGTGGTGGTGGTATCACTACGTTCACCTCGGTGCCCTCGGCTACTGTTGGTGCCTTCGTAGACCTTAACGCTGCTGGCGAATTCGGTGCTGTTGTGGCGTCTGCTCCCACGGCTCGCAAACTGATCGATAGCTCGGTCAAGGGTGCTGACCGCGGTGCTCGCCTGTTCCGCGCCATGGGTATGTTCTGGAAAGACTACGAACCGGACTACCTGTACATGATTACGTCCCCCGCCGTGCTCGCCGACCTGCGTGAAGCCAACCTTATCGACCTGGACAAAATCCGTGACGGTAACCTGGACTTCCAAACGATCTTCAACGGCAAGTTCCGTCTTGTTGTGTCGCGCGCAGACCAAGGTGACAACTCCGGTGGTAACGTCAACACCTACTCCACCAAGACGACCTTCCTGGTCCAACCGGGTGCTATCTCGTTCAATGAAGTTGCGGTTCCGACTCCGACTGAAATTCAACGTGATGCTCGCTCGTATGGTGGTGGTGGTACGACTGAACTGTGGTACCGTTATGGCTTCGTCTCTCACCCGATGGGCTACAACTGGGCAGGTGCATCGAACGCCTTCGCAACGAACGCTCTCCTGGGCACCGCTGCTTCGTGGACGCGTGTTGTTGACCCGCTGAACCTCAAAATTCTCCCCATCTTCCACGGCTAATGAGGTTCATTGATGACGCTAACTCTTTTTACAAATACTTTCTTGGTTGACGCCACCCCCTGGATCGGCACTGACCCTGAATGGATCGCTGCAACTGTAGCTGAACAAGAGCAGGCGTTGATCAATGCGACGAGAGTCCTCGACGACACGACTTGGCTTGGGTACGCGGTTTCGCCTACTCAAGTCTTGTCCTGGCCTCGTGCCTCTTTTACCTACTATGATTCAAGTCTAGCCCTGCTTGTAACCACCGACAGCCTGACAGTTCCTACCAGACTCTCCAAGGCTACCGCCTTTCTCGCACTTCACTATCTTCGTTATCCTAGCGCTATTCAAGGCTATGACGCGAACTATGACGAGTTGACTGTCGGTCCAATTACACTGAAAAACACTAATGCTACAAGCGACCCTGGCCGTGTCCCTCTGATACCCAGGCAAGTTTCTAATCTTATTGCACCCCTCACAACCAACTCCTCAGAGCTACTCTGGTGGAGGGCTAACTGATGAGTCTTAGCACTACGATTGAAGCAGCAGTAGAAACAGTATTCAAGCAGCTAGACAACCTCGCTGTGGAAGTAACTCTTGTAAACTCTAGCTCTAACGCCTTTAACTTTGCTCTTGGTGAACCTGTTGTCCAGGAAACCACTGTGAACACCAAGGCGTTAGTCCTTGAGACCAAGTTAGAAACTGGTAAATCTTTTTACCAAAAGCTCCTACTTAGAAAAGCTATCTTTGAAACTTCCTTGTATGACTCGATTATTGTGAACTCTGTTACCTACAGAGTAAAGTGTATTGAGGTCTACGAGGGGGCTGTTATCCTGGAAGTGCAAGGTGAGTAATGTATGGTGACATTATTACTTACGTCTACAACCTGGTCAACAGTCTGCAACTACAACAGTCAATCTATCCTGAAGACTTTGTAGGTAAAAAATCAGAGGCCCCTTTTCTAAAGGTGTCAATTCTTCTACCAAGGAAGCAATTGATTGACTACACCCATAACCAAGAAATTCGAGGTATGGTTGTTTTCCAAATCTATACAAAGTCCGGACAAGGACAAGTGCCAGCAGCAACCATTGCAGATAAGTTGGACCAAACCTTCCAGAGTAAGACACTAGGCGCTCTACAATTCACAGCAAGCTCGTTGAATTATATGGGACTAGACGCTTCAGACAACTCTTTGTCGAGAACTGATTACTCAATTCCCTTCATTTTCTTCGGAGTATAAAATGGCTCATATTACTGCAATTACCGCAGCTTATCACTCTGTGATGAGCGTTGCTCGAACCGCTGTTCCTGGCGGTACGCTCACTTCTACTGTTCTTCAAGGTCTCTTTACGGGTCTGACGACTAACACCTACCTTTCCTTTGACAACGTTCGTGACTTCCCAACCCTGGGCTCGACCGCTAACATTGTCAAGGTTCCTGTTTACGGCTCTAGCCGCACCTACTCGATTGGTGCTCAGGGCGACGCTCCTGACTACTCGGTCAAGGTCAACTTTGTTCCCACGAACTGGGTTGCCACGGGTGTTAGCTTCATGGGCGCTGGTACGGGTAACTTTGGTGACGCTGTTAGTGACAACGTTTCCAAGGTGTTCCAGTTCACCATGATGAACCAAAAACCCACCAACTATAACATGGTTGCAGGTGGTATTGGTACTGTGTTGAACACCCAGTTCTATTTTATCGGTCGTATCGAATCCTACCAAGTTACGCCCGCTCGCGATGATGCTGTGACTGCTGACGTTCAGTTGTCTGTTCAGTCGGAACTGCTCGGGCCGTTTACGATCTAACATGGGTAACCTAAACTCTATTCAATCAACTCAGTACGCCGTACTGTTGGTGTCTAGGCAATCAGTTCCCGCCGTCCTTAGTGCAGCAAATTGCAGAGCAGCCTTTGCTACTGCAGCTGACTTTGTCAGTATTGATAACGTTCGTGACATGCCCACTCTCGGTAGTCAAGACAATATTATCAAGGTAGCCCAATACAATAGCAAGTCCACTATTCAGGCAAACGTTCAAGGTGATCTTGAAGCTGTTGACGTGGTGGTTAACTATGACCCTAGCCTCTGGCTGGTTAATGGTAACTCCTTTGCTACTACGGGTACGCTAATGGACGCAGTTAATGACGGTACTTCTAAGCTGTTCATGGTAGCCATGTTGAGTGGTTTGCCTCCGGCTTATGTTACTTCAGCCTCAGTCCCCAACATCGGTGGTACTCTCACCAACATTGTAAAGAATACTCAGTTCTACTTTGTTGGTCGCCTTGAGGCCATTACCTACACTCCCATGAGAGACGACGTTGTCACCGCTACGATCAATCTTAGCGTTCAATCGGACCTCATTGGACCCACTAGCACCAACCCCGGTGTTTAATAGTTTCCCCCAGTTCGCTGGGGGCAACCCCTCATACAAGGTCATCATGAAACCTAAACCCTTTTCCAACCAGTATGTCATTGCTGAAACCTTGAAGCACATGCTTGCAAGTGTTGAAATTTCCATTGCCAAAACAATTGCGCGTCTACCCGAAGCTAGTGATCAACCCTCACTGGGGGCAGAAATTCTGCTGACTCTTAGTAACCTTCACAAATTGTCCGCGCTCATCGTTTCCATTAAAGATACAAATAAGGATCTTCTGAATTGAAAAACCTGCTTAAAGTTAAGCTTCCCACTAAGACCGTTGACTTCCTGGGTGTCAAGGACGCTGTGACTATTCGTCAAATGTCCTCGGCTGAGGTCATGGACTTTCAGTCCTTTGTCAAGGAGCGAGCAGACTCCGAAGCCGAAGACGCTGGTCTTCAAATTCAGTTCAAGCTGATTCGCATTGCTGTTGAGTCCGCAGACGAGCTGACTGACGACGAGCTCAAGTCTTTCCCGTTCCCGGAAATCGGTGCTCTGGTCGAGGCTATTCTGGCTTATTCCGGTATTGACACTAAGGCTGTAGCAGCCCCAAACGCCTAACTGACGAAGAGTTATCTTACTACGACCTGGCCCACAGTCTAGGAATGTCTCTAACAGAGTTGATGTCTTTACCTTACCCTGAGCTTCAAGGTTGGCTACAGTACTTTGAGAGATTTCCTAGCGGCTGGAGGGAAGACTACCGAACTTACCTTATTGTGTCAGCCTTTGCAGGTTCTGACAAGGTTAAGCCTGAAGATTTGTTCACTAGCCTCAAGACCATGAGAGATCATGAGAAAGCTAAGGAAGAAGAACTTGTTCAACAGAAAGGTATTCTTGCCTTCATTGAAAGATTTGCTCCTAAGATCAAGGGAGATATTTCCTTCCTCTCACCTAAGGGTTAAAAATGCTTTCAGTCAAAATTGCAGGGTCAACAGCCTACGAAGTCGCTCGAGTAATCGCGGAAGAAAAAGCCAAGTTGCTCGAAAAAGCTCAAGAAGGGCTAAACCAAATCCGTAACTTTACTCCTGTAGACACAGGTGCCGCAAAAGCTTCCTGGGATCTAGAAGTTCACAAAGGTAAAGTAACTCTCGTCAACGACAAAGAATACATTTTCTACGTAAACTATGGGACAAGCGAAATAGCTCCCCGATATTTCATTGAGCATGCACTAGCAACGCTTGGAACCCCGACTTACCCAGTCGCCGATAAAAAAGATTGATTTTTGCCCCACGCTCACACCGTGGGGATTTTTTTAAAGGAACAACAAATGTCAGTTTCTATTGACTTTACAGCAAGAGACAGGGAAGTTACGGCAGCCTTCAAGAGAATTGACGATGGTCTCAATCGTCTTACTCGGTCTAGCAGCACTCTGAACCGTAACATGCTGGCCCTGAATCGTGCTTCCGATTATTCTAAGCTATCAAAGTCGATGGATACGGCTGCTAAGTCTACAGCTACTTTTAATAACAAAATTCTCGATACCATTGGCGGGCTGAAGGCCGCTGCCATCGCAGCCGCTGCCTTTGCTTGGGCCTTTACCTATGTAAACAAAGTTGTCAACTCTGGTGATGCCATGACAATGATTGACAATCGAATTTCGATTGTTGTTGGCCGCACCGCAAAGCTAGCTGTTGTTAGAAAACAGCTGTCTGAGATTGCAGCAAATACTAAGTCTACTCTGTCTGACTCTGCTGACTTATTTGGTTCTCTCGGGTTGACCTTAAAGGACAAGTACACCACTGATAAGCTGCTTTCTCTGGTTGAAACTGTTCAGAATGCCAGTAAAATTGGAGCTCAGAGTCCTGAATCCACGTCAGCAGCTCTTGTTCAGTTTGGTCAGGCTATGTCTGGTAACTGGCACGGTTCGGGTCAAGAACTCCAGTCTATTGCTGAACAAGCTCCAATGATCCTCGTGGCTATTGCCAAGGGTATGAAGATGAGCACCACTGAAGTCAGGAAACTGGCTGCAGAAGGTAAACTGACCACTGATGCTGTTACCAACGCTCTGCTGTCTCAGCGTGAAGACCTTGCTAAGCAAGCTGCTAACCAGACGCCTACTGTTGCGGCTGGGTGGATGCTGGCCAAGGATGCTCTGATGCAGTACCATGGTGAGTTGAACCGAGCTCTCGGGATCAACCAGTACATTGGTAAAGCTCTGCTTGGTATTGCTAACTACTTCCGAGCTCACGCAAAAACCATTGGTAAAACCGTTGATGACTTCATTAACCCGTGGGCTCGCTCGATTCACAAGATCGTTGTTTATGCTTCGGAATTGTGGCCACAAGTTGAAGCAATTTTTATCAACTTCAAGAACGGTGTCATTGCTATCTTCACTGAGTTGTGGGACGTGCTTGTTGGTCACTCTATTTGGCCAGACACTGTCGACCAAATTGCAGAATACACTAAGACCTTGTGGCCCAAGGTAAAAGCTTACCTGGTAGAGTTTAGAAATAACGTTGTTAATATGTTTTCTAACCTGCAATCTTGGCTTGGTTCTATCGACTACTTCAAACTAGCCTTGATTACTATAACTGGCATGGCTACTGTTTTCCGCGGTATGAGAGCCTACGCTAACTTTGGTACCAAGGGTGGTCTGTTGTCAGCCTTGCTGTTTGGAGCAGGGGTG